CAAAAATTATTTCAGATGCAGTTAATAAGATTCCAGAAAATGAAGAACTAGGAGAAAAACTAATTGATGTTTGTCTCGTAATTCTGAAGAAAGCAGTCAAATTGACAAAGACTGATATGGATGATAAATTACTAGCACAAGTCGAGTCTGCAATTAAGGCACGTTAAAGACCTTGTAATTTTATAAATATCTTTATAAAAGATTACAGGTAAGGTAACATGGCTCTTTGGGGCGTTCAAGATTCACTTGCTAGTGGTGGAACCATTACAATAAATACTGCTGGCACAATCACAGGAAGTGGAACTTCATTTTCAACAGCTGCCGTCGCGGGTAGCGTAGTAACAGTTGGTTCTGGTGCTACTTATGGTGAAGCAATCATAACTTCAGTTGCAAGTAATACATCTTGCGCTGTTGCTTCAACAGAATTTTTAATTTATGATCCTACAACAGGATTAATTCCAGCAGGAACATCATACTTTATATCACAGAAACCAGTTTCAACTGTGGGTAATTCACAGTATGAGGCAACTGAGATATTTGGTGTTGATACAGTTGAGCAGGGTGTTGCAAATGCTGCATCTGGTGCTGCTCGTAAGTTTGCTCCTGCACACTCAGGATGGGTTGGAATAACCTCCTACATAGATGGTCACGGTACTTTAAGAGTTAAAACAGAAGTTCTAGTCGCTAACTCAACTATTGATAGTGACGCTGCTGATGACGATAAGTACGCTGACTCATAATTACATTTAACTGAATATGAGATTTGATGAATTGAATGATGACAACTATTTGTTATTTGCTATAAAATTTTATAATAATCCTCATGCACTTACTAAAGATGACTTTGAGGATGATTTAAAGCGAATCAAATATGTAAAACGATTATTAAAAAGGTATAAGAACACAGGAGTTCTAAAGACTCATCTGATATTGAACCACCTTACCGTTTTGTTTAATGTTTTTGAGGATGCTGCAACTCCTCTTCTATTCTATAACTTAGAAGAGGATTTATGGCCTGCTATCAAAAGTTTTTTGATTTTCTTAAAAAGGGTTCCTGAATACCCTAAATCTCATGTGCATGGTATACCTGAAGATGAAACTTGTACTTCAGAACTACACTCAGTCTAATGAATATCGATAAGATCATATCTATTGTAAAGTCTCTTCGTGAAGAAGCAGTGATGGCTGCTCCTACCAATAATGTGGGTGGTGGTAAGATTGCAGGAACAAAGGAGGCAGGAGATGATCCACCTGTTAAAAAAAAGAAAAGATATATCTACAGCGGAAGAGGATCAAGAAGGATGTGGTTAACCAATAAGAAAGATGGATGAAAATAAAAGTGTTAACGCTGCCATACTCGAAAGATTAGAGAAGGTTGTTCAGTCTTTACAGGAAAACTCTGTAAAGATGGGTGAACTTCTTGCGGTTCATAATGAGAAATTAGATAAACAAGACCGCATAGACGCAGTATTATTTGAAAAGATAGAGCAAGTTGATCAGAAGTTAGATCGACATGCAACGGATATAAAGAAGGGATGTGAGAGAGATATCATGCTCGTTGATAACCGTTTAAGAGTAATTGAAAAGAAAATGTGGACAATTGCCGGTGGTTTGACTATAATAAGTTTCTTAGTATCACCGATTGGTCAAAGATTTTTAAGAGGAGCGTTGACTCCACCACCAAATTCGGGTATAATACAAACAAAGTAAAATATCCACATGGATATCATTGATTCCAAGTACATTGGATTAGTGTCTTCACGTTTGGAAAAATTCAAAAGAGTGAAGGCAGACTTATATAATTTTCGCTGTCCGATCTGTGGTGACTCCAAAAAGCACAAGAATAAGGCAAGAGGATATTTCTATCAAGTCAAGACAAACACAAACTTTAAGTGCCATAATTGTGGTGCAAGTTCGTCATTGAATAACTTTCTCAAGCAGATTGATACCACTCTTCACAAGCAATATGTGCTTGAGAAGTTTAAGGAAGGTCATGCGGGAGGAAGAAATTTTGTGGTGGAGGAACCTAAGTTTGAATTTAAAAAACCTGTTTTTAAGAAGAAACTTGACTTACCAAGAGCATCAGAAGTATCTGTAGCGAAACAATATTTAACACAAAGAGGACTTGAACCATCTAATTTTTTCTTTGCAGCAAAGTTTAAAGAGTGGGTTAATACTCAAAAGTATACCTTTCATGACATAACAAAAGATGAATCACGTATCATTATTCCTATGCATGATGAGGATCGCAACATAATTGGTTTCCAAGGCAGAAGTCTAGGCCCAAATAATGTTAAATATATCACTGTGATGCTCAATGAAGATGCACCTAAAATTTATGGATTGGACAAAATCAATACAGATAAACCTGTTTACATTCTGGAAGGGCCGTTTGATTCCACCTTCGTGGAGAACTCGGTTGCTATGTGCGGTTCCGATCTTGATATTCGGTCGTTTGGTTGGAGCAGTCATATTTGGGTTTTTGATAATGAACCTCGCAACAGAGAAATCATCGAACGAATCTCCAAGACTATTGATCGAGGAGACAAGGTAGTCATTTGGCCTTCCTCCATACAGGAGAAAGATGTGAATGACATGATAAACACTGGACACGATGTAAAAAGAGTGATAGAATCAAATACATATTCTGGTTTACAAGCAAAAATTAAATTCAACTACTGGAAGAAAATATGAGCAACGGAACAAAAGTTGTCAAAAGGGATAAGTCAATTGAACCCTTGAACCTTGAAAAAATACATGTAATGGTCGAACTTGCATGTAAAGGACTTGCAGGAGTATCAGCAAGTCAGGTCGAAATTAATTCTGGAATACAGTTTTATGATGGAATTAGAACAAAAGAAATACAAGAAATTTTGATAAGAAGTGCATCTGATTTGATTGATTTGGAACATCCTAATTATCAATTTGTTGCTGCAAGACTATTAATGTATGCTGTTAGAAAACAGGTATTTCTAAGATTGCATGAGTTACCTACAGTTTATGACCATGTGCAGAAATGCGTTGAGAAGGGCATATATGACTCTGCAATCCTTGATTTGTATACAAAGGAAGAGTTTGCTAAACTAGAGTCATTCATTGACCATGACAGGGATTATCTATTCACTTATGCAGGTTTACGTCAGGTCACTGACAAATACCTTGTACAGGATCGCAGCACAGGTGAGATTTATGAATCTCCTCAGTTCATGTATCTGTTAATTTCTGCCACAATTTTTTCTAAATATCCACAAGAGGAAAGATTAGATTTCGTTAAAAAGTATTATGATGCCATTTCCAAACACAAAATCAACATCCCGACCCCCATCATGGCAGGAGTTCGTACACCTCTTCGACAATATGCCAGCTGCGTTCTTGTTGATATTGATGACACCCTCGATAGCATCTTTAGTAGCGATATGGCTATTGGCAAGTATGTTGCACAAAGGGCTGGCATCGGTATTAACGCAGGGAGGATCCGTGGGATCAACGCTAAAATCAGGGATGGGGAAGTGCAGCACACAGGGGTTGTCCCTTTCCTCAAAAAGTTTGAAAGCACTGTCAGATGTTGCACTCAAAATGGCATCCGTGGTGGATCAGCAACTGTCCACTTCCCCATCTGGCACCAAGAAATAAGAGATATAATAGTTTTAAAGAATAATAAAGGTACAGAGGACAATCGAGTTCGTAAACTTGACTATTCAATTCAGTTAAGTGCATTATTTTATCAGAGATTTATTGATAATGGGAAGATTACTCTTTTCTCTCCTCATGATGTACCGGGTCTTTATGAAGCATTTGGCACAGAATCCTTTGATGAATTATACATTGAGTATGAGAATGACGAGTCTATATCTAAGACAGAGGTAGATGCACAGGAACTTATACTTGATCTCTTGAAAGAAAGAGCAGAAACTGGTAGAGTGTACTTAATGAATATTGATCACTGCAATAGTCATTCATCATTTACTGATAAAGTGGAGATGAGTAACTTGTGTCAGGAAATTACATTACCAACTAAACCAATTCAACATATTGATGACGACAATGGTGAAATTGCTCTTTGCATTCTTAGTGCTATTAATGTCGGTAAGATACGTGATCTATCCGATCTCGAAGTTCTTTGCGATCTTGCTGTTCGCAGTCTTGATGAACTCATTGATTTTCAACAATACCCCGTCAATGCAGCAGCCATTGCCACTAGAGCACGTAGATCACTTGGGATAGGGTATATTGGTCTCGCACATTATTTGGCAAAGCACGGAGAGTTTTACGGTGATGAGGGAGCATGGAAATTAGTCCATGACCTTTCTGAGGCATTTCAATACTACCTCATTAAGTCAACTGTGAATCTTGCGAAGATAAAAGGAGCATGTGAGTATTCTGCAAATACAAAATATGCAAATGGAATTCTTCCGATTGATACATATAAACATGACGTAGATGAAATCGTTCCCAACAAACTTAACTTTGATTGGGAGGATCTTAGAAATCAAGTAAAAGAATATGGAGTAAGGAACTCCACTCTATCAGCACAAATGCCATCAGAGAGCAGTTCCGTAGTGTCTAATGCTACGAACGGGATTGAACCACCAAGGGGATACCTGTCAATTAAGAAGTCAAAGAAAGGGCCACTCAAACAAATAGTACCCGGATATCAGCATCTAAAGAATAATTACACCCTCTTGTGGGATATGCCATCTAATAAGGGGTACATTAATGTCGTTGCTGTTATGCAAAAATTCTTTGATCAAGCAATTTCTGGAAATTGGTCTTATAATCCAGAGCACTACCCAGATAACGAAGTTCCGGTTTCTGTAATGGCACAGGATCTTTTAACCACATACAAATATGGTTGGAAGACCAGTTATTATCAAAATACCTACGACATCAAAACAGATGAGATTGAGGAAGACAAACCTGATCTTAATGAATTAGTTACTTGTATTCTTACGGAGGAAGAAGATTGTGAGTCTTGTAAAATTTAAGACTAACGTGGAAACAACAAAATCAAAACCAGTCACTGAGATGACTGTATTTAATTCACAGGTTGTTGATACTACCAAACAACCTATGTTCTTTGGTGCTCCACTTGGAGTTCAAAGATATGATAATTATAAGTATCCAGTTTTTGAGAAACTCACAACTCAACAACTAGGTTACTTCTGGAGACCCGAAGAGGTGTCTCTACAAAAGGATAGAAGTGATTATCAAACACTTCGTCCAGAACAGAAACACATCTTTACTTCTAACTTGAAGTATCAGGTGATGTTAGATTCTGTTCAAGGAAGAGGGCCCGGTATGGCATTTGCACCATATTGCTCACTTCCAGAATTAGAAGGATGTATGAAGGTATGGGAGTTTATGGAGATGATCCATAGTAGATCCTATACTTATATCATCAAGAACGTCTATTCTAATCCCTCTGACATCTTTGACACCATCCTTACAGATGATCGTATTCTGGAAAGGGCACAGAGTGTCACTGAGGCATATGATGACTTTATCAATGATGCACATGAATATGACTCAGGTAATTTATGGAAAGATGGACACAGAGGTTCTTATGTATCAGATTACACAAGGTATGAACTCAAAAGAAAACTTTTCCGAGCGGTTGCGAACGTCAACATTCTGGAAGGAATTCGATTCTATGTCTCCTTCGCATGCTCGTTCGCTTTTGGCGAACTTAAGCTCATGGAGGGATCGGCAAAAATCGTTTCTCTTATCGCCAGAGACGAAAACCAACATCTAGTCATCACACAAAGTATTCTCAAAAATTGGAGAAATGGTGATGATCCAGAAATGAAAAAAATCTACAAAGAGGAGGAGCCATGGTTTCAGAAAGCATTTGAAAATGCTGTCAATCAGGAGAAATACTGGGCAGAATATTTGTTTAGGGATGGTTCTATGATTGGTCTTAATGAAAAACTACTATCACAGTACGTTGAATGGACTGCGAATAAAAGGATGAAGGCAGTTGGATTAAATCCAATTTATGACATTGCCATGAGAAACAACCCATTACCTTGGACAACACACTGGATTTCTTCTAAAGGATTACAAGTTGCACCACAAGAAACGGAGGTAGAAAGTTATGTCGTTGGGGGAATTAAACAGGATGTCAAAAAAGATACATTCTCAGGTTTCAAATTATGATGAAGTTGCTGACTGTATAGAAGCATATCTCGATTGCTCAAAACACAGTCAACAACTCTTTGGAGACATAGACCCGTATGAATGGTTAGAAAATCAAGGAGTATAACAAGAGGGTTTTACACCCTCTTTTTTATTGACTACATAGAATTGTGATGTTATAATTAAATGACTGATAAAATAGTTGATTATGAAAATCCGTGGATTTATGAAGGTCGTCCTTTTACCTCTGATGATATCGGGGACTATTATGGGTTCGTCTATCGCATCACCAATACCACAAACGGGAAGTCCTACATCGGGAGAAAGTACTTCGTGCAGAAGAGAAAACCGAGAGGAGGCAAAAGAAAGGTTACGTCGGAGTCAGACTGGAAACGATACTTTGGAAGCTCTGAGGAACTTAAACAGGATATTAAGTGCCTTGGTAGAGGTGCTTTCAGACGAGAAATAATATCTTTACATACCACACTTGGTAAAGTTAATTACGAGGAGACCAAGCAACTATTCCTTAACAATGTGTTAATGGAGGCACTTGACGACGGAACACCAAAGTATTATAATAGCAATATATTAGGACGCTATATGCGTAAAGATTATGGTAACTTTGAAACAAACACTACTGAGAACTCGTGAATGGTCTCTGATTCGTATGAACGATGTAGAACCAGTTGCTGATAAGAATGCTATATACAAAGAGTTTGAGGAGTGGATTGAATTGGATGACAATCTTGATCATGACATCTATTCATTAGCATATATCGGTGAGGATAGTGAGTATGACATATAAGTACTCACCCCATCAGATGTTACTTCGACAGGAGGCACTTAAGATTCTCTTAGGTCAATTTGGATCTAAGAATAATGAAAGAGGTTTGCCAAAATATCAAAGTCACATTTTCTATGAATGTGCCGAACAATGGGTTGCTTCAGGTAATTTAAATTGTGATGGCATAATAAAACATTTTCTGAGTATATACGGAGGTTACAATGCAGAAAATTATTAACGGGATTGCTATTTTCTCAGGTGCAGTTGCACTTGGAATAGTTGGTCTTGGTGGATACGTATTCATTCGCAAGGATGCAATTATTGAAAACGTCAAAAGTAAAGTTATGGAATCAGTATTACCTAGTGGAATTGGTGGTGCTATAGGTGGAGCAGCTGGAGCAGGTTTATTGCCACTATCATCTCCTGATGCACCTGATGCACCAACACAGTCTGCTCCTGATGCAGGATTCGGTATACCTAAGTTTTAAATAAAATTCTGCTATATAGATTAGATACAATAGTCTTATGGCAGACGAAAAGAAAAAAGACGAACAAAAAGTAGAAGCAAAAGAGGAAAAGAAAGGTTTCTTCAGTAAGTTAAAAGAACATGCTGAAGATAAAGAAGAACAAATGATGATCCTCTCTACTTTTGTTCGTTTAGGTATTTTGGTATGGAGTGGAGCAATATTAACATTGGCATACGTTGAGTTGCCACCGGCACTTAAAATTCCAAAGCAAGATCTGGATCCGACATTTATAGCTTCGGTTTTCACAGGAGTTTTGGCCACTTTCGGTGTCACTACATCAAAGAGAGGAGCACAAGGCGGTGGTGCGAATGGTGGTGTAAGTAAAGGTGATATGGAAAAACTTATTGCAGCAGCATCTCAAACTGCACCTGCACAAACTATACGTATTGAACAAGCACCAGTACAGATAATTCCAAATAAAAAAGAATAATTTGGAGGTTTTATGAATAAGTGGATTGGTATTAGTTTAGGAACAGTCTTTGGATTGTCTCATATTGGTATGATAGGTATGCTTGCGAATAGGGAAAGTAAGTTACCATCATTGAATATTCCTGTAGGCCCATATACATCATATGTGGCATCAGTAGATAAAGATGGATATAAGATAAGTTATAGTGCAAATGATCCAAAGGTTATGATTACCACAGAGGAGGTAAACAAGAAGGCCGGGTTTCTTGGATTGGGTAACAACAAAGTGGAAAGAGTTGTTGAGTACACGATGGATGGTTCAGAACATCACGGTGGGCCAGTATCGACCCCAACAGCATGGATTGACCCGTCTGCTCAAGGACAAGGAAATCAACCAAGCGACAAAACAATCGCATGTATCAAAGCAATCGGATCAGGAGAAGGCACAGGACGTGTGGTTGGGTCTAGTGTGGGTGCTAGTGTTGCTCCTTCCCTTACTAACATTCCTTTTATTGGCTGGGTGGCTGCTGGTTGGGTAACAATGTTTGGTGGTAATCAAGGTGCAGATATCGGTGGAACTATGGCAGAAAGTATGAGCAGAGATTGTTAATGAAATTAATCGAAGGGTGCCACTCTTTAAAACTTGAGTGTGCACTTAGAGATCTAGGATTTGTAGATATCGGATGGAAGTGTGTTGCCCATGCCGGTATCTTTTTTGTGCAACCAGTCGGTATTCCTGATGATCCAGATGGAGATTTATTGGGATTTAATATAACTGTTCCGTATGCAAAGCACTATAAAAAGGTAAAAATGTTACAATCTGCACGTAAAGCACTTGACTACGCTCAAGGTATAGACTAGATATAGTATAGAGTTAATTATTTTTATGATCTTCCTATCAAACCCACAAGTATGGACATTATCAGGCACATGGTCTGACAGAGCACTAAGTGCAACTGGTCTCACTGATATGGAATTAGTAATGACACTTAATACAATTACATTACCAATTGTTTTTGTTCTTGCAATATATGCTTTATCCGTTAATAAAAGAAAAAGAGTTTAAGTAATCATAAACATTGCTCTTTGCAATTCCTTAGAATGATCTAATTCATCCTGCGCAATCTCTGCAATTTTTGTGTCTTCGGGATGATATGCACTATACTTAGTGTAAGTTTCAAATGCATGTTTTTCTATTTTCATGTTAATATCATAAGCGTTACGAGGATCGATAAGATAGTAAGCAACCATGATCCAATAATAAAGTAGAACAAGATGCTTGGCAAAGAACCGATCAATCCAGTACTTATTGCCCTCCCTAAGCTCCATCTCTTCCAAGTGTTCCGTTTCATTGAGTGCCTGATAGAAGTGCTCTTTCATTAAATATATATGTTCTTCTCCTCGAAGACCAAGAGATTCACGGAAATGTAACACGCTGATGAACGAAAAGTATGGTGCTCTAGCGATTACTTCTAGAACCCAAAATCTTTGGAAGTCTCTACCTCTGTAGAGAAAGTCTAGGATGTATATCGTTACATCCAAGACCCATGTATTAAATTTTTTCATACCCAAGCATAATTAAGTGAGGCGAAAACCGCCACAGTAATTATTCCAAAGAGTATAGTTGTTGATTTGATAGGTAAATTTTTCATTTAATCTCCTTAATTGAGTCCAAAGAAAAAGGATGTTCCTGTAGATAGGGAACATCCTCTCTGGCATTTCTTGCTGCTTCAAATGCGTCATCCGCATATTCGCTTATTTCGTAGTGTTTTTGGTTTTGGTCGTGCCAACCAAGTGTGTAGTGGGACATGATGCTTTTCAACTCCAGTACGTATATATTTATTATATCAAATAGGTATAATTACGCAGTGACATGTCGGTTTCCACACATTAATATATACATTATGTTCATTTCCTATTAATGACTAAAAAAGAAAAACCGCGTGAGTATGCAAAAGATAGAATGGAATACTTTCGTGAGTTTCATAGAGTGATCGCACCAGTAATTGTTCGTAAAATTTATGATAAAGATGATTAAGATTATTTCGTTGATGTTTATTCTCACAGCATGTGGGACTGCACCGATTGTTGATCCACCTGCTCATGCCTGTAGTCCACGTTTAGATGGCGAACCTACAAATTGTCCGACTGATTTAGATGATTTAAAACCATCTCCACCATTACATCCACGACCAGTGCTCAAAGGAGAGGTGGATATTTACAATCCAATTCATTGGGAACAATTTCGATATATGTATTTAAGAAATAGAATGTTAGATAAGTTAGAGAAGAATATGACTAAACCATCTGACGCTATAAATAAAGCACTTACAGAATTCTATAATGGGAGTAATGACACCACCGAGCAGAAAGAGCTGCTACAACTTCAGAGTGACGGAGATTAATCGTGTTCTTGACGGGGATACTATTGATGTCACCATTGATCT